TCTGGCGCAAGGTTGTGGATGTCATATCTGGATAAAGATGATGATGTCTTGCGTTATCAGGGTCTGGCATTTAGCTGGATAGGCTTTGACGAACTGACACAATGGGCCACACCATATGCATGGAACTACATGCGAAGTCGTCTACGGTCCACTGCACCTGACTTGCCTATCTTTATGCGAGGCACTACTAACCCCGGTGGGCGAGGACATCAGTGGGTTAAGAAAATGTTTATTGACCCCGCACCGTACAACAGGTCTTTTGATGCAACCGACATTGAAACAGGAGAGGTACTCAAGTACCCAGCAGGACATAGCAAGGCAGGAAAATCTCTATTTAAGAGACGCTTTATCCCGGCAAGACTTTCTGATAACCCGTACCTATCTGCAGCAGGCGACTACGAAGCCATGCTCCTTTCGCTTCCTGAACAACAGCGTAGGCAGCTTCTTGAAGGCGATTGGGACATCAAAGAAGGTGCGGCATTTACGGAATTTAATCGTGACGTGCATGTTGTTGAGCCTTATCATATCCCTAATAACTGGGTCAAGTTTCGTGCATGTGACTATGGTTACGGCAGTTATTCTGGTGTTATTTGGTTTGCAGTTGCTCCTGACGAGCAGCTTGTCGTATACAGAGAACTGTACGTCAGTAAGGTTTTGGCAACAGACTTGGCCGAAATAATTTTGGATTTGGAAGCCGAAGATGGCAACATTAAGTATGGTGTTTTGGATAGCAGTCTTTGGCACAAACGTGGCGATACTGGTCCTTCTCTTGCGGAGCAAATGATTAGTAAGGGATGCCGATGGCGTCCATCCGACAGAAGTCGAGGTAGTCGCGTAGCTGGTAAGAACGAGATACACCGACGCTTACAGATAGATGAGTTTACAGAGGAGCCTAGACTTGTATTTTTTGATAGCTGTACAAATGTCATCAGTCAAATACCGTCCATCCCTTTGGACAAGAAAAATCCAGAAGACGTTGATACAAAGTCTGAAGACCACCTTTACGACGCGCTACGGTATGGGATTATGTCCAGACCCCGGTTCTCTATTTTCGACTACGACCCGCACGGGCGACCATCAACAGGTATGCCGGTAGCTGACTCCACATTTGGATACTAAAGGAAAAACACATGGCAGACGACGAAATTATGATTGAAGACGACGCCATTGCGTTGGAAGATACAGAAGATACTGTAGCTAACGATGTAGATGTTTCTAATATTATTCCTTTCATTATGGAAAAGTATCAGAAAGCAGAAGACTATCGTTATCAAGATGAAGAGCGTTGGCTTCGGGCATACCGCAATTATCGTGGTTTGTATGGGCCGGATGTACAGTTTACAGAGGCCGAAAAATCTCGTGTCTTTATCAAGGTAACAAAAACAAAAACACTGGCAGCATATGGTCAAATTGTTGACGTATTGTTTGCTAACAATAAGTTCCCACTGTCTATTGAACCTACAGAACTTCCAGAAGGCGTAGTGGCAGATGTACATTTTGATCCGCAGGAGCCTGAAGGGATGCAGAGTCCTTATGGCTTTGCTGGGGATGGACAGGAACTGCCGCCGGGTGCTACGGAACAAACGCTTGGCGAAAGGCTAGGTCCACTTGAGCAGAAACTAGAAGCTGTAGAAGACAAGCTAAAAGAGGGGCCGGGTAAAACCCCATCAGCTATTGAATTTAGCCCAGCCATGATTGCGGCTAAAAAGATGGAAAAGAAAATCCACGATCAGCTTGAGGAGTCGGGTGCCAATAAAAACCTGCGAAGCAGTGCATTTGAGATGGCCCTCTTCGGCACAGGGATTATGAAAGGCCCATTTGCCACCGACAAAGAATATCCTAACTGGGGTGATGACGGTAACTATGATCCGGTGTTCAAAACTATTCCGCAGGTCAATCATGTGTCTGTCTGGAACTTTTACCCAGACCCAGATGCCAACAACATGGATGAGGCGCAGTTTGTAATTGAGCGTCACAAAATGTCTCGCTCTCAATTGCGCAATCTAAAAAAGCGGCCATACTTCCGTGGTCAAGTTATTGACGAAGCAATTTCGTTTGGTGAGAATTACAATAAGAAGTATTGGGAAGATGATCTGTCCGACTACGCACCAGAGCATGGCATTGATCGCTTTGAGGTGCTTGAGTATTGGGGCATGGTTGATACAGAGATGATGGAAGAAAACGGCGTCGAAATCCCTGACGAACTCAAAGACTTTGATGAACTGCAGGGCAACATCTGGATTTGTAACGGCAAACTTATCCGCATGGTTTTGAACCCATTCAAGCCAGCTAAGATTCCGTATGTAGCCGCACCTTATGAACTGAACCCGTACAGCTTCTTTGGCGTGGGCATTGCAGAGAACATGGACGATACGCAAACGCTGATGAACGGCTTCATGCGTATGGCGGTAGACAACGCTGTGCTGTCAGGCAACTTGATTGTAGAAGTAGACGAAACCAATCTAGTACCGGGGCAAGACCTGTCGCTGTATCCGGGCAAGGTATTCCGCCGTCAGGGTGGCGCACCGGGTCAGGCTATCTTCGGTACAAAGTTTCCTAATGTATCGTCTGAGAACATGATGCTTTTTGACAAGGCACGTGTGCTGGCAGATGAAAGCACAGGCTTCCCATCATTTGCACACGGACAGACAGGTGTGCAAGGCGTGGGCCGTACAGCATCTGGTATCTCTATGCTAATGGGTGCTGCTGCTGGCAGCATTAAGACTGTCATTAAAAACGTAGACGATTATCTACTGCGTCCTCTTGGTGAGGGTTTCTTCCGATTTAATATGCAGTTTGATTTTGATCCAGAGACAAAAGGCGATCTGGAAGTCAAAGCGCGTGGCACTGAAAGTCTGATGGCAAACGAAGTGCGTAGTCAACGGTTGATGCAGTTCTTGCAGGTTGCAAGTAATCCTGCTCTAGCACCGTTTGCTAAATTCCAATACGTAATCCGTGAGATTGCAAAATCCCTTGATCTTGACCCCGACAAAGTAACCAACAATATGAACGAAGCTGCACTGCAAGCAGAGATGATGAAGCAGTTCCAAGCACCTATGCCTGAACAACAGGCTGCACCTGCTGGGGCTAACGTCATGGATAACTCTGGTTCTGGTGGCGGCACAATTGGTGTAGGCAATGCGCCTGTACCGGGTGAGCAAGGATTTAGTGCAAATGGACAAGCAAATACTCAGCAAGCTGAAGCCGTGGGTGGGCAACAACCGCCAGTGGCTGGCCTTCAATGATTACATTGATGCTCTGATTGAGCAGCAGCATAAAGCATTAGAGCAATCAGATAGCAACATTATGATGTACAGGTCACAAGGTTCTGTGGCTGTTCTTAGAAAATTAAAGATGCTTCGGGAAGAGGTAAATGGATCGTAGCGTTAACGAACAAACAGATATAGCTATTCCACAATCTAGTGTAAGAGGCAATCCTCGTCGTCGTTCTAAAGGCGCACAGCGTCAAATAGAAGAGGGTGGTTACACGGCTAAAGATGTTGCTATGTTTGCTGCAGAGTCTGCACCCTTTTTGGGTGAAGCAATTGGTATAAAACGCACGTCAGATGCTCTTGATGAAGGAGACTATGTTGGTGCAGGTATTGAAGGCGCGGCTACTTTAGCAGGTGTTATGCCTGTGTTTGGTGATGCAGTTGGAAGAGGTATTCGCGCTTTAAAACCCAATAAAACGGTAAAAGCATACAAACTATTCACAAAAGGTGAAGATGGAAACCTATATCCTCTGTTTGTAGATGCAGACAGTAAAATACCACAAGGGGAATTTATTTCTGCTGTAATTCCTGAATCTGTGTTTACTGCTCCTAATGGTAAAAAATATGTGCCGTCTAAAGGAACGGGAGACAAAAAGGGAACTGGTGACAATATCACAATTCCAGATCAGGCTACACGAGATATCCTTATTGAAAAGGGTTTTCTTCCTGCGGGGTCTAAAGCTAAAACAGTAAAAGCTGTGGCTTTGAGGCCCGGATTTCATGCAGGAGATTCACCCGCTGCTCCTCACATTGGATTAGAATATAAAGGCCAAAAGTACAGATCAGATGATCAGGTATGGGCAGAAGTTGAAATGCCAGCAGACACTGACTGGCAATCTGTAGCAGATTCAAACGCATCTACTGTAAAATCAGGAGAGCGTAAAGGATTGTTAAATGTGAAGGAAGCACAGATTACAGATCAACTTCCTTCCGGTGGATACTACAGATATAAAACTAATCCTAATATGCAAGGCAACTGGCTTATTAGTGGTGAGATGAAAGTCAATAGAGTCCTTGAGCCAGACGAAGTTAAAAAATTAAATGACGAAGCAGGTACTCCCGACTTACCTACACTAGCAGAGTTAAAGGCAGCAGAAACAACAGATGCACCGGCACCTCGCATGGGGTACGATCCAAACAACGAGTCCAGTCGTGTTTTTCATTTAACAAAAGCAGACTTTGACACGGCAGATGTAATAGGCAGTGGCACCAGCGATATAGGTTTTCATGTTGGCACAGCGCAACAAGCAACAGCTAGAGGTTCTACACAAACAAATTATAATCCAGAACTAGCAGAACAAATGGTGAAGGGTGAACGTATCCTTCCTATGGTTCTCAAAGCGGATTTGAAACCTGCTCGTATTGTCGATATGAGTAACTTCAAAGTTCCCGGTAGCTGGCTGGCAAATCTTTCTGTAGCATCTAGTGACTTACAAAGAATAAAATTTTTAAAAGGTGATGAGAGTGATGCTGCTTTATTTGCCAAAGCACCAAAAGTAAAAGTAGACGGTGAAACATATACCATGCTCCCAGATGCCATGAGGGCTGGCATGGATGAAGGTTTGTGGCGGGATATTGTTTTAGAAGCGCATGGTGCAAAGCGTCGTGGACTAGATACTATAAACAGCCAAGAAGATCGTATTGCATGGTTTAACACACTTAAAGAGACAGCAAATAAAAATGGCTACGACTCATTTGTGTATCGCAATGAGTACGAAGGCACAGCAAACGAAAACATAGATGAGTTGGTAGAACAAATACAACGCGCACAACGTGGCGAAATTGATCCTGCTGAAATTGACATGAACAGTCGTTTTGCGGATAGCTACATGTTACTTGAACCAAACCAAGTAAAAGGTTTGTTTGGCGGGATGACAGAGAGTAGTCCTGAATTTATGAAAAATAAAGGCGGCTTGATGCTGCAAGAAGGTGGAGCAGTACCAATGCAAAAACAGATGGAACTATTTATGGATGATTATCAAGTTGCCGAAGTAGGTATGGACAAACCCAAAAAAATGCAGAGTGGCGGCTTTCTTAAAGACGGTGGTTTAGAACAAGATGGTGGCACTGAAGACCCTGTGTCTGGCAACGATGTACCACCGGGTTCATCACAAGAAGAAGTGCGTGATGATATTCCTGCCCAACTGAGTGAGGGCGAGTTTGTATTTCCGGCTGACGTGGTACGTTACATCGGTCTTGAAAAGCTAATGATGATGCGGCAAGAAGCTAAGATGGGCCTCAAGATGATGGAAGAGATGGGGCAGATGGGCAACAGCGATGAAGCCACCATGCCTGACGATCTTCCCTTTGGTATTACAGATTTAATTATTGTTGACGGCTCTGAAGGTGTTGACAACGACGAAGATAAAGAGTATAATACAGGCGGTGTTGTATTCGGAAATGATCCAAATACTGGTGTGACATATCAAGCACCACAGTTTCAAGCTGGACAGACACAAGTGGGCATGGCCGCATCTCCTATTGAGATGGCACCTATTGCGCGTCCAGAACAACAAGCAACGCCTGTGTATCAAGCACCCCAAACACTGCCTACTGCCAGTGAGTTCATAAAACCACCAGAAGGAACAGCACCTACAACAATTGTAATTGTCAACGAAGAAACTGGTGAAGAGCGTACAATTACATTCATTCCCGGTGTGACAGAAATTCCACAGGGCTTTGTACGCAAGGAAGACTATGTACCTAAAGAGGTGGTTCCTGAGACGCCGACTACAACTGTGCAAACAGAACAGGTTCTTGACGATCCCGGCAAAGAAGATGATGATGCCCGTAGACGACAAGCCTTAATAGACCAGTATGGCAACGATTCAGCTAGAATTGGATTATTGGACTTTGACGGCGAAGGTAAGAGCAAAACTTATGGTGTTAATTACTTAGACGGCATGGGTTTTGGTCTTGTAGGTGTAGGCCAAGTTTTGAGTGGTAAAGTTCCTGATGATGCAACGATTATGCTAAAGGACGGTGACGACGAAATATATATTACCGGAAAACAATGGAAAACTGTTAGAGCCGAAATAAAGGCACCCGGAACAGACTATACTAAAACAAGAGAAATTTTTAGAGAGGCTCGTGATCAAGAAGCGTCTGATCCAGATATCATAGCGGCAAAACGGAAACGTGAAAAAGACATATTTGATGAAGAAGGCAATGTGATAGGCGTCGTAGACAGATTTGCTTCTGCTAGAAAACAGGCTCAACAAAGAAGAGAAATTGAAGCCCGTAGAGAAGCAGCACGTAAGGCGCAAAGGGAAAAAGCGGCAGACGAAGCAGCGCGAAAAGTTAGAGAAAAGGCGGAAAAAGACAGAATTGAACGCGCACAAGAAGAAGCTGTCGGTTCACGCGCACGTGAAGAGGCGTTTGGTCGCCGCGACGACAGTAGCGATACAGGCTTTGAACGTGGTTCAATTATTGACACTGCTGTTCGTGAAGCGCAAGAAATGGTTGACTCTGGTTACTTTGACGAAAACAAGGGCGGTTTGATGAGTAATGAACAACTAATGAAAGACGCCGTAAAAAAATCAACCAAGAAAAAGAAGATGAAGCGAGGTGGACTAGCTTCTAAAAAATAGTCCCGCATATGTTGGCTACTCATCCCCCATCTCCCTCGACAGGTGTATGGCTACGGTGGCCCCAACTAGGAGAAGTAAAATGGCAGAAGCCGCAGAAATCATGGCTGAAGAAATGCAGTCACCCAAGAAAGTAGCGTTTGCAAATCGTAAATACACTAACGAAGAAAAGCGCAAAACGGAAGAAGAAGAACTTGAGCGAATGCTCAAAGAACAAAAAGGTGAAGTAGAAGAAACTGCTGAAGCCGAAGAAGAAGAGCCTACAGGTGCAGAAGAAAAAACCTTTAAAAAGCGTTACTCTGATCTGCGTAGGCATCAGCAAAAACAAGCAGAAGATTTTAAAACAGAACTTGCGGAACTAAAAGCACAGCTTTCTGCTGCTACTCAAAAAGAAATGAAGCTGCCCAAGTCAGATGAAGACATTGAGCAGTGGGCAAAAGATTACCCTGATGTAGCAGCCATTGTTGAAACAATTGCAATGAAGAAGGCACGTGAGCAATCCAGCGCACTTGAAGAGCGTATGAAAGTGATTGACGAGATGCAAGTATCTGCAACTAAAGAGAAAGCAGAAGCGGCATTGATGCAGATGCACCCTGACTTTGATGAGATTAGGGATAGCGACAGTTTTCACGAGTGGGCTGAAGAACAGCCTAAGTGGGTGCAGGATGCGCTTTATGAAAACGACAACGACGCACGTTCTGCTGCTAGGGCGATTGACCTCTACAAAGCTGATATGGGTATTAGCAAAAAGAAACCCAAGTCAGACAAGGACGCAGCCAAATCTGTCTCTACAAAGAATAGTCGCAGTAAGCCGCAAGAAAACGAAGCCTCCTCATACTTGAAAGAGTCGGAAGTACAGAAGATGTCACCGCAAGAGTACGAGGCTAAGTCCGACGAAATTATGGAAGCTATCCGTTCTGGAAAGTTTATCTATGATATTTCTGGTTCAGCCAGATAAAAAAAGTGTTGACAAGTAGTTATTTTTTAGTATAACTATAGTCATCAAAGGTGTAAGCAGGTTCGCTACTTGCTTACATCTAATCCGCAAACACTTCAGTCTTATGGATTACCTGACGAGCATGGCCCGTTGA